CTCGTGCTTTGAACGAACACATTGGTAACTTTGGTTGTCAAGTAAAGTGGTTCAATGCTGATGAAGTGCGTAAGAAATACAATGATTGGGACTTTTCAAAAGAAGGGCGGATTCGTCAATCTTTACGCATGGCTGAGTTTGCCTTGTCTGCTGGCGGTGATTATGTGATCTGTGACTTTGTTGCTCCTTTGGTTGAGATGCGGAATAACTTCAAGGCGGATTGGACAATCTGGATGGATACCATTGATGCTGGTCGCTTTGAAGATACCAATAAAGCATTCGTTCCCCCAGAGGTCTATGATTTCCGTGTGACGGAACAGAACTGCGAGAAGTGGGCTGAGTTCATTGGTAACCACATTATTGAAAACCGCAGACGACCTACCTTTAACTGGCAAAAAGAAACTGTTCAGATGTTAGGTAGATGGCAACCGTGGCATGAAGGTCACAGAGCGCTATTTGAACGTGCCGTTGCTAAAACGGGGCAAGTGGTGATTCAGATTCGTGACTGCCAAGGATGGCAAGGATCTAATCCTTTTGCTATTGAGCAAGTAAAGGGCTATATCAAACGTGATTTAGACCCCTTGTTCCAAGGGCAGTATGAGATTCAAGTTGTGCCTAATATTGTCAATATCACTTATGGCAGAGATGTTGGCTACAAGATTGAGCAAGAATCGTTTGATAAGTCAATAACTGACATTAGCGCCACCAAGATCCGCAAGGAGATGGGCATTGAATGAAACCGTTGTCAGAAGTATTGTCAAAGCTTATAGCTATAGGTGCTGCGGTACCCTGACAACTATCATCATTGCTTATTTGGTTACAGGGCAGTTTGTATTGTCGCTTGGCATTGGGGCAACAGAAATGGTTGTAAAACCATTTATTTACTGGTGCCATGAACGGGTGTGGAACGAAGTTAAATTTGGTAAAACATCATTATGAAACAGACTATAGAAGCAAGAACATTAGAAGGTGGACTGATTGAGCCGCACCACGAAATAGAAGTGGTGTGTTCGGCTTGTGGCTACGACTTAGATATAGCCGAGTTACAAGCCGATGTCTGCTCAGACTGCAATGCTCCTTTAAACCTTAAGCAACATATATCCATTCATGCGACATCCGTACCTGCCGCTGGTGGCGGAGTAATGTAAGTGAAACTTTATGCCCGATCCGTTTGGTTTATCCGAAGGAGTAAAAACTCTTAGTGGGAGTCTTGATGCAAGTCGAGAAGCCTCTAAAGGTTTGTCCAAAAGCATTGAAGGCATACAACAAGATGGTTTAGAGGTAGCCCAGAAGAAAGCCCAAGACAGACTACGGGAAAGACGGGAAGCAGAAGCAAAGAAAGAAATAGCGTTGATTAAAGCGCTCGAAGCATGGAAGCATAAGAAGCAAATCTCCGATGAGGAGGCAAAATTAAAAATTGATTTTGTACGAAAGTATGGCGCTAAAGAATGGGAAGCGGTGCTTAAAATTAAACTAGATATTGAAAACCTTCAAAGAAAAGACAATGAAGAATATCAACATGATATTAAGGCGGTCAGAAGAGTTCAGTTGTACTGTTTTGCACTTGCAGCATTAATTGCGTGGTATTTAACTTGGGGCTATAAAGGGTAAATAATATGGATTGGCTTAAACAAATTGCACCTACTATCGCTACTTGCTTGGGTGGCCCTCTTGCGGGTCTTGCTGTCACAGCAATTTCTAAAGTATTGGGAGTTGATGAAAATAAAGTCCAAGATGTTATTGACAGCGGTAAATTAAACGCTGACCAAATCGCTAGTTTGAAACAGGCAGAAATTGAATTAAAAGATCATGCACAACAACTAGGTTTAAATTTTGAACAGTTAGCCGTTCAAGATCGCGCGTCTGCCCGTGACTTACAAAAAGAAACTAAATCAATAGTTCCACCAGTGTTATCTATCTTGGTAACTGTTGGGTTCTTTAGCATTTTGATCGGGTTGATGTCTGGCAAGATTATGACTTCCGATGCCCTAATGTTAATGCTAGGATCTCTTGGAACTGCATGGACAGGCATTATTGCTTTTTATTTTGGTAGTTCTGCCAGCTCTCAAGCAAAAGACCAAATGATTCACAACTCTACACCTTTAAAATGACGTATGACCAGCTAGACAAACTGGGTATTGACCACAAGTGGCTTGCCCCTTTAGAGGAGACATTTGCTAAATATGACATCTCTACACCTATCCGTCAAGCATCGTTTATTGGTCAGTGTGCTCATGAGTCTGGTAATTTCAAGACTTTGCAAGAAAACCTAAACTACAGCGCTGAAGGTCTAATGAAAACTTGGTCTAGCCGTTTCCCTACTAAAGAGATAGCTGACCAGTATGCTCGCCAGCCAGCCAAAATAGCGGGTAAGGTTTATAACGGTAGACTAGGCAATACCAGCGAAGAAGAGGCTTCCAAGTACTTAGGCAGAGGTCTCATTCAGCTAACTGGCAAGGAAAATTATGCAAACTGCGGATCTGGTATTGGCGTTAATCTTCTTGCTGACCCTGCTTTATTGCTGGATCCACGATACGCTTGCCTTTCCGCAGGATGGTTTTGGAACAAGAAAGGTTTAAACAGCTTGGCAGATGTCTCAGATCTTGAGACAATGACTAAACGTATTAATGGTGGCTTGATTGGGTTAGATGACCGTAAAGCCAAAATTGCGAAAGCATTGTCAGTATTAGGGTAAACCCGTATGCCACTACAAAAACTACAATATCGTCCAGGTTTAAACAGGGATCAAACTAACTACTCCAATGAGGGCGGTTGGTATGAGTGCGACAAAATACGCTTTCGTTCTGGATTTCCACAAAAAATAGGCGGTTGGTTGCGTTATGGGACATTTACCGTTGTAGGAATTTGTCGACAAGTATTTAACTGGATTACTACCGCTGGAGATAATTATCTAGCCCTAGGCACAAATAAAAAACTTTATATTGATGCAGGACAAACCTTATACGACATTACACCAATACGCCAAACAAGTACTAGCCCAGCTACTAATAATTGTTTTACCACAGTCAATGGGTCTAAAACCATTACAGTTGCTATTACATCTCATGGGGCAATAGACGGAGATTATGTAACTTTTTCTGGTGCGGTGGCAGTTGGTGGTATTACAGCACCAAACCTTAATACTGAATTTATTATTACCTATGTAGATGCAAACTCTTTTAGGATTACCGCTGCTACGGCAGCCACATCTTCGACTACTGGCGGTGGAACAAATATTACAGCCAAATTTCAAATTAATGTAGGAAATGATATTGCAGTTGCAGGTTATGGATGGGGAGCAGGTTCATGGGGTCGTGGTTCATGGGGTTCTGGCGCATCTGCCCCTGTGTTTGTTTCTCAGCGAGATTGGTTTATACAAAACTTTGATAACGACATGGTAGCCAATATTCGCAAAGGTGCCATTTATTATTGGAAATACGTAGACGGGTTAGCAACTCCAGCCACACCTTTAGCAACTACAACTATTAGCGGGGTAGTCCCTTCAGATGTACCTACTCAAGCTACGCAAGTTTTGGTGTCTCAAAACGATAAACATTTACTAGCTTTTGGTTGCACCCCTTATGGTGGTGGAGCGTTTGACCCACTGCTAATTCGCTGGGCAACGCAAGATCAGCCCAATGTTTGGACACCGCTAGTCACTAATTCAGCAGGATTTTTGCGAGTTTCCCGTGGTTCTGAAATTGTTTGTGCTCTTGCAACCCGCCAAGAAATCCTTGTATTTACAGATGGCACGTTAAATTCATTGCAGTTTTTGGGGACAGCCGATGTATTTGGTTTAACAGAACTTTCTGACAACATCTCTATTCTTAGCCCACGCTCGGTAGTTGGTGTTAATAACGTAGCATATTGGTTCGGACATGATAAATTTTATGCTTATAGTGGACGAGTTGAAACTTTGCCCTGCAGCCTTAGAAATCATGTATTTGGAAATTTAAACTACGATCAGGCTGACCAAATTATTTCTGGCACTAATGAAGGTTGGAATGAGGTTTGGTGGTTCTATCCAACAGCAGACAGTAACATCAATAATGCTTATGTCATATTTAATCATCTAGAAAAAATATGGTACTACGGCAAAATTGACCGCACCGCATGGTCTGACTCTTCACTTAGACCATATCCTCAAGCACTAACAGGAACTTATGTAACTGGATCTATTACAGGTACAACTTTAACGGTTACAGCTGTTGAGGCTGGCATTTTGCAGGTGGGAAGTGTTATTAGCGGCACGGGAGTTGCTACGGGCACTATAATTACCGCCTTGGGTACGGGCATAGGTGGAATAGGTACTTACACTATTAATATTTCTCAATTAGTTGTGCAGACCAGCATAACCGCCTCTAGCGTTATTTACAATCATGAACAAGGCGTGGATGATAATGTTTTGCCAATGGTGTCTTATATAGCTTCTTCGGATTCCGATCTTGCAGATGGGGACGAATTTATCCTAACCAAACGTATTATCCCTGACCTTAGTTTTGATGGTTCAACCGCTACTTTACCTGCGGTTAATATGTACATAAAACCCCGCAACTTTCCTGGCAGTGCTTATTCCAATATAGACTCCGAACGAGTTATCCAGACTTCTGTAGATGTTTATACAGATCAAATCTTTATGAGAACTAGGGCACGGCAGATGGCAATTGAAATTGAATCTACAGAATTAGGGGTTCAATGGCAATTAGGTAGCCCTAGGGTAGACGGCAGACCAGATGGGCACAGATAATGGGAATGCAAAAATTCCGTGCGCCAGCTCTTCCGCTTGCGCCATTCGAATACGATCAACAGCAGTTTTCCCAGCTTATTGGGGTTTTAAGGCTTTATTTTACGCAATTAGACTCAACTGTACCCTTGCAAGCAGACGGTATCAGTCTATTAAAATTACCCACATCAGGGTACAATTTGCCAAACGGTACTGTATTTCAGGTAGGTGAAAACTTAAAGATTGTTGTACCCTATATTTCTTATTTATACGGAGTATCAGCCACAGCTAGAGTAGGGACGGTAACGGTGACCATAACATGATAAATTATTTTACAAGGCATTTATGAGCTTCTTTGACAGTCTAATTGATACATCAACATATCAGGCACAAAGTCTTGCTAAAGCAACGGATGCTCCACAGGGAGTTCCTATGCCAGCAGCTCAAGCTATGGCAAAGGGCGGCCTAGCAGATGCAAACAGTCAAATTGAACAAATTCAAATAATGAAAGTAATTGCTAATTACTTTAAAAATAAAGGCTTACCAGTAGAACAATCGTTAGCTGGGGTTAAAAAAGAGATTGCTAATGGATTGCAACTTGTCCCATTTGAAAGTTCGGTAATGGGTATAAAAAACCTTGGTCAAGGAACAGCTCAAGTTCATTTTTTTACCGTTGGAACAATAAGAGATCTGGCAAATGACATGCGCTATTTCTATAAGTATTTAAAAGATAAAGGCATTAATACGGTTTATGACACAATTCCAGCGCCAATTACTGCCCAAATATTTCAAAAATTAGGCGCAAGAATAGAAGAATCAAATAACCCTAAGTACAAATTCAAGGCAACAATATGAATTTAACTGTATCTAAAACAAAGATATCTAGCTTTCTAGAAAAGAAGGTAGGAGTTTTGCTTGGTACCAGTAAAGATATCCAGCAGATCAAGTGCGAAGAAAAACACCATTTTGGTCCAGGTCTGTATATTAAAGAAATTACCATGCCAGCTGGCTCAGTAATTGTTGGCAAACATCACAAAGTAGAACACCTGTGTAATATGATGTCTGGACGCATGATTATTGTGAATCCAGATGGCTCAAGATATGAGCTAATAGCCCCTATGACTTTTATGGCAAAGCCTGGTCGTAAGGTAGCTTACATTATTGAGACAGTAATATTTCAAAATATCTATTCAACGGATGAGACAGATATTAAAAAATTAGAAAATATGTTTGTAGATAACTCTAAGAATCTATTAGAGGAAGGAAACTAATATGGCATTCGTTGACGTAGCTCTACTGGTAGGAACAACAGTTGGTTTAGAAGGCACCGCTGCTGTTGTTGGCGGTGGCGCACTTATTGGTGCTGGAGTAGGCGGTGGTTATAGCGCTATTACTGGCGATGGCAATATATTAAACAGTATGTTAACTGGTGCTGCTATTGGTGGCGCTGGCGCATATGGCATTGGCTCTATGGGTGCTGGTAATGCCGCTACTCAAGCAGCTATGGCTGGACCATTCTTTGGTGCTCCTGCTACTGCTCCTGTTGCTGCTGGCGTTGGTGGCGGTGGCGGTGGTGGAGCTGGTTTATCTGCAACATCTGGAGCTGGTGGTTCTATGGGCGCTAATTCCGCATTGCAATTAGCACCTTCTGCTGTAGGCGCTCCTGTTGCTACTGGAATTGGCGGATTAACTGCGTCCTCTCTTCCAAGCGTAGCAGGAACTTTAGGTACTACTGGAGCTGGTACTACTGCTGGCCTAAGTGGAATGAAAATGCTTGGTTATGGTTTAGCTGGTACAACAGCCTTACAGTTATTGGGTAATCAAAAACGTCCATCCGCTGGTGGTGGTTATAAAGAAGACGAATATGATAAACGTTTAAAAGGTTACAAAATAAGCTCTGACTATCAGCCTTCTAGAGCGTCACAACCTAGCCCATACTACAGACCTACTTACGCAGCAGTAGGTGGCATTATGAATTCTAATGTTCCTCATTCATTTGATGATGAAACTGGTTCGGACAATGTTGGTATGGCTGCAGGTGGTTTTAACATGGCTAATGGAGGCATTGCTGGTTTAGGCGGGTATTCTGATGGCGGCAGAATGCTTAAAGGTCCTGGTGATGGGATGTCTGACTCCATTCCTGGTGTTATTGGTGGTAGACAACCTGCTCGTTTAGCCGATGGGGAGTTTGTAGTTCCTGCTGATGTGGTGTCTCATTTAGGCAACGGATCTACCGATGCTGGTGCAAAACGTTTGTATAGCATGATGGACAATATTCGCCAAGCTCGCACTGGTAAAAAAAAGCAAGCCCCAGAAATTAATGTTGATAAGTATTTG